CATGCCGGTCTCGATCGACATGCTGGGCAGCGTCCAGGACCCTGACTGGAACTCGTGGCTGTACGGGGCTTCCACACCCGTGGTCGTGGGCGCGCCGAAGGCCGCCTTCAGCCAGAAGCCAAGTGCCTCGGCGTCGAGCGGCACGACGACATCGCCATCGGCCGTCACCGCGTCCTTGATCGGCGCCAGTGGATCGCGGCCGTAGCCGAGAAGCTCCGAGTTCAGAAGCGGTTGCTCCGCACCGAGTGAGGTGCTGGCGAAGGGCATGCGGGTGAAGCCGCTGGCGGGCGGCGTTCCATAGGTCGTCTCGAACGCAAGCGCCATCAGCGCCCGCGCCCCCTGGGCTCGTGCCATGGTGTTCTCCTCGGGTTGTCGGGGTCAGGCCAGCGGGTCGGCCGTGGAATAGTGCAGGATCACCGGGATCACGGCGGCCTTCAGGCTGGCCGCGCCCTCGACCGGCAGATCGACCGGGCGCGGCGCTTCCGCCTCGACCCAGTCGCAAAGCCCGCCCAGCGTGCGGTCGGCGGCGAGTGCCGCGCCGATGCTGGCGGTCAGCGTGTCGAATAAGGCGTCACGGTCGTTCGGTCCTTGCAAGGATCCCCCGGACCCTTGCATCTGCTGCGCAGACCGGGCCTCACCCTGCACGACCGCCTCGATCTCGGCGCGGTGCTGGTAGTGGTAGCGCGGGGGCGACAGCGTGACTTCCGGCTCCCCCGGCTCGCCATCGCGCAGGATCAGCAGACCCTCGGCCGGCACGCGCTCGGGCAGCACCTCTCCGCGCAGTGCGGTGGCGGGCAGCGCCGAGAGCCGCGCGTGCAGCGCGGCGAGGATGGTTTCGCGAAGGGTGGGCATTTGATAATGAAACTCCGGGGACACTTGTTCAGCGCGGAAAACATCCGTGAGCGTCGCGCTCCTGATACCCATCGATTGAAAATCCAAGAGGGTCTCAGACCGAATGTGCCAGAATGCATCTGATTTCAGACTAGGTGCCGTCCATCCAAACATACTTCTCGTTGGCGCTTGTCCTGGCCGCGAAGAAGAGGCCAGCAATAGACCTTTCGCGGGAGTCGCCGGTCGGTGTCTAAGGTCGATGATGCTTAGCTTGAACGGGTTTAGGCCGATGCTTTTTCCTTCCCCGCATCCTGACGCGTACAGCATGTTGAACGCGCACGACTTACCGAGATATCGAGCCCGTCCGGGTTATGACGGTCGAACGCAGCCGACCAGACTGGAAGTGTTTGCCCCAGAGAACAGGGAAAGGGTCGCTGCGAAACTTCTTCACACGCAGCCGACTATGGTCCTGTATCTAGGGAACGTGGCCGAGTTCATTGACCCCATCGTGCAGGAGCTTCGACCAGAGGCGCTTGTCTTTCGAACGGGCCATCCTTCACCTTCTGGATGGAACACTTTTGCTCAATACGTCGGCCGTCCTCGGGAAGAGAAGCTTGAAAGGTGGGCGCGAGATCAATTCCGGCAACTCAGATAGGCTTTGATTTTCGACGACTGTCGGGCTCGATGCAGAATTCAACCCTATCGACAGCAGCGTTAGGCAAGACTTCTTTCAGGGCTCACAACTGGAGTACTGCAACCATCATCGCATGCGTGTTTCCACCCAATTTGCCACGATCAGCCCCGGCACGCTGTCCAACGCTCGGTCCGCGTCCCGCGCGAGGTCCAACCGCTTCGGCAGCTTGACCTGCGGCACTAGCAGGAAGATCGGCGCGGTGACCTTTCCACGCCCGGTCTTCGAGCGCGACACCACCGCCTGGCCCTTCGTGTCCAGCCGTCCCTCCGCCACCAGCAGGCTGGGGCCGGTGCGGCGATAAACGAAACGCAGGCGAAGACCGCGTCGCCGTTCCCATTCGCCGGGGGTGATCCGGCCGCCGCGCAGGGACTTGCCTGCGGCGGGCAGCGGGATCGCCAGCCAGAACCCGGTCTTCGAGCGGATCAGCGGGCCGGTGTCATGCGCGCCGACTATGACGGGCGCATTCGACCACACAAGCGAGGCGGCGTCGATTCTCTCGCCCGACCTCGGGAAGCTCTGGCTCCGGATCGAGTTGGCGAGCCGGGGCCCGAGCCCCGCGTCGGTGATCTGCGCGCGCCATGCGCTCTTCAGCCCGGACCCGGCCTCGCGCATGGCGGCGGTCACCGCGCGCTCCCCGGCCGCCATCATCGCGACGATGTCGGGATCGATGTCGAGCTTCAGTTTCATCGCGGTCACGCCGGGCGCAGGTCGACGGTCCAGACCAGCCGCTCGCGGTCACGGACCGGCTCGCCCTGGATGAGGAAAGCGTCGCCGTCGATCTCGATGCGGTCGCCGGGACGCGGGTTCGGCACCTCAGCCACGCGCAAATCGATCCTCGTGGTTTCGGACCAGAGCCGCGCATCGCCGAAGTCGGAGACGGCATCCGCACGCCGGGCGACGACGCGCACCAGGACGGGCGCGCCGCCGTCGGCGATGTAGACCGCGTCCCGGCCGATGTTCGGATCGCCGAAGAGCGCGCCGACGGCGGCGGCAAACGCGCTCATCAGAAGGTCGCGTTCAGGCGGATCCGGCCGATGGTGTCGCCCGCGCCGCTCGCCACCGCTTCGACGGCCACGCCGATCAGGGTGTTGTCGGTGGCGACCGTGGTGCAGCGCTTGTTGGTGTCGTCCCAATAGACCTTGGCGCCGACGGTCCAAGCCTGGGAGCCGACCTTGGTGATGTCGAAGATGCCGACGAGCGCGGTCTCGACGGGCTCGCCGAGGGCGGCGGCCCCGGCGGCGATGCCGAAGATGGAGCCGACGAGCAGGCCATCGCCGGAGGCGACGGCATAGGGCGCGGTCAGGGTGATGGTGTTGCCGGGCTGCACGCAGTTTTTCACGGGAATGGTCCTTTCTCAGACGCGCTGATTGGTCAGGTGTTTTCGGATGCGGCCCGTTTTCAGGGCGGCGACGTGGCTGACGGTGACGCCGAACGCCCCGGCCACCTCGCGGCGGGAGAACCCCGCGCCGAGGCAGTCGAGCATCCGGCTGCATTGATGATCGGTCAGGGGCGAGAGATGCGAGCGGTCGCCGCAGTGCATCGTGCCGTGATCGCGCTTGTGTTCGATGTTCTCGCGCTGCGTGACATAGGCGAGATTTTCGGCCCGGTTGTTGGACTTGTCGCCGTCGAGATGGGCAACGACCAGCCCCTCCGGTCTTGGCCCCAGAAACGTGGTCGCGACCAGAATGTGCAGGGCGATCCGCTGGCGGCTGCCTGCCGTTTTGCGGACCAGCGTGTGGTGCAGATACCCCTCTGGGTCACGCCACGGCTGACGCAGCGCCCAGTCCCGGCGATCCAGCCAGCGAGAGCGCACGCCGCGCGGGATCCTGCCTTTGCGATGCGCGCTCCAGACCTGACCGACCAGGTCGATGTGGTAACCGGGGAAACCGGAGATCGGCACCGCGCCCTGTCGATCATCGATCGTCATGGGAGCCAGCCGGACCTACGCCCCGGGATTTTTATAGAGGCCGCGCCAGTCGATGGCCTTGGCGCCGAAGTCGAGGCGGCACTTGATCTCGACGCCGTCGACGTCGAAGCCATTGCGGGTCTCGATGTAGGCGCCCTGCTGACCCTCGAGATAGGCGTACTCGATGGTGTCGATCTGGTTCGGGCTGGCCGCCAGATACCAGGCGGTCTCGCTCGCCGCATCGAGCCGCGGCTCGCTGATCGGCGCCAGCGTCCGGATCGACTGCGGCACAACGCTGGACGTCGCGGCGGGCACGAGGTTCTGCGCGACCAGCTGCTCGGCCTTCAGTTCCAGCGAGGCTGGCACGATCAGGAAGGCGGGGCGGACGTTCAGCACCGTCTTCTTGTCGAGACCGGTCTGCTTGGCCATCGCGGCGCGGGCCGCGCCCACCGCCTCGACCGCCAGCGCCGTGCCGGTCCCTGCGAGGTTCTTGTGGGTGGTGTGGAACAGAGCGTTGCCGTCGGCCATCGCCGGGTTGGCGGTGATGATGCCCCAGACCACGTCGGACTCCAGCTGGGCGATGGAGTTGCCGTACATCGCCGGGATCCGGTGAAGGCGTCGAGATCGTCGTTGATCAGCGTCTGGCGGGTGATCGCGACCACCCGGCCATAGGTCTTGACCTTGTAGCTCTCCTTGCTCTCGCCGAGCGTCCCGCGCTTGAACTCGCCGCTCTCGCCGACCTCGAGCAGCTGCGGCGCCTCGCCGAGCTGCACGCGGTTCATCGCCTTGAAGTCGGTGGCCAGCACCTGGCGACAGAACAGCATGAAGGTGCGGGGATAGGCCTCATAAGCCTGCCGCAGGGTCTTGTTGGTGACCGCCGACAGGATCTCGGGGAAGTCCGAGGTCGAGTGCAGCGCGCGCGTCGCCACCTCGTCCCGCGATAGGCCCCGCGTATTGACCCCAGCATTGCCGAGGCTTTCGCGGGCGAGCTCCATCAGCGTCATGCCGCGGTACTCGCGGGCCGCGTCCTCCAGCGGGAAGAGCGTCGGGCTGTAGCGGTGCAGCAGCGCATTCGCCACCGCGTCGCGGCGGGTGATGCGCTCGTCCCGGCCGCCGAGCGGGACGGAGACATGGGGAAAGGTCCGGGTCTCGTCGGATTTGGCGGCGACCTGATCGAGGATCAGGCGGCGGGACTCGTCGACGCTGACGCCGCGCTTGACCAGATCCTCGGCGAAGCCGCGCTCGAGGTTCAGGCGGCCCGCCAGATCGTAGATGGTGGAGACGCGGTCGCGCTCGGCCTCGCGGGCCCGGGTGGCGACCGCCTCGGTGTCGGGCGCAGGTCCTGCCTGCGTCTTCGGCTGGGTGCGCGTCTCACTGGCGGCGGCCTTCGGCTCGGGCGCAGCCGGTTTCGGCTCGGTCATGGCGGTGTCCTCGGTTTCGACCGGCTCGGTCGGCTGGGTGGTGGCGGGGGTTGCGGCGTCGCTCGCCGGGGTCTGGGTCTGGTCCGTCATCGGGGATGCTCCTTGCGGTGTGTGGGCGTCCCGGCGGTGAAGGACGCAGTCGTGAAGGGGATGCTGGGCGCGGAAGCCCGCGGCGGGGTCGGCGCCGACCGCGACGGCGGAGACCTCAAACGGCGTCCAGTCCACCGCGCGCCAAAGCTCGCGGGCGGCCTCGGGTTTCGAGACTTCGAAGCGGTGGACCTGATAGCCGATGGAGACCGCGCGGATGTGGCCTGCCTGGATGTCGCGCCAGATCGGCTCGACATCGGCGCGTTCGCTGATCCGCACCAGCGCGATGCCGCGTCCGTTCTCGATCCGCGCCGAGCCCGGCACGACCGAACCGATCACCGCGTCGAGCGTGTCGAGCTCGTGCACCTTCAGGAACGGCGCGCCCGCGTTCAGCCGGTCGAGCCGCACATGGGCCGGATCGAGGCTCAGCTCCTCGTCATAGGGCTCGCCAAAGAAGGTCGCGCGGCGGACGCGGGCCCCGGCCGACCAGACCACCTCGACGGTGCGGGTGTCGGCGTCGGCCGTGTTCGGCGCAAGCTCCGCCGACCGGCGCATGGCCGGCAGTTCGATCATCGTGTCCATGAAGGTCAGTCCTGTTGGTCGGCCTGCGCCGGGTCTGTATCCGCGTCGGCGGCCGGGTCGTCGGTGTCTGGTTCGTCGGCGGCCAGATCGTTCGCCGGATCGCTGGTCTGCGCGCTGCCGGTCTTGGTGACGCGGCGCGGATCGCTGTCGAGCACCAGCCCGAGCGCGTCGAGCTTGGCGTTGGTCGCGGCGATCTCCGCCAGCACGGCGTCGGGATTGCGGCCCTGTTTCGCGATCACCTCGGCCAGCGTCATGGTGCCCGACCGGATCGACAGCAGGTTCGCCATCGCGTCCTTCTGCGGATCAACGGCCTCGAACTTCGGCGGCGACCACTCGACCGGTACAATCGGCGACGGGATCTGCCCCGCCGCCCATGCGGCCTCGGTGAACCACCGCCACACCGGCGCACAGAACATCGGGATGAAGAGCTGCCACTGCACCGCGTCGATCTGGCGGCGGAACTCGACGAGCCCGGCCCGGATCGAGGAATAGTTGACCTGGGACAGGTCCCCGGTCAGCAGCTCGTAGGGCACGCGGAACCCGGCCGAGATCGTGTGCAGGCTGGCGCGCTTGTATTCGCCATAGCCGCCGGTGGCCGAGGGCTGGTTGAACCGGATGTCCTTGCCGCCCCGGGCATAGGCGATCAGCCCCGGCTCGAACTGCTCCACCCGGTTGCCATCGGCATCGACCACCGAGGGCGCGATGCCCTGCTGCGCCTCCTCGTCGCCGAAGACGATGGCGGTGACGCAGGCCTCGGTTTTCTTGCGGACGAGTTCCGCAACTTCGTAGTCGTCGAGATCGCGCAAGGACCGCATGACCGGCGCGCCCCAGGGAACGCCGCGCGCCTGCGTGCGCTGCTTCTCGTAGACATGAGCGATCTCTGTCGCCGGGACCGGGCGACTCTGCAGACCGTTCTGCAAGGCCCCATAGGCGTCGCCGGGATGCTCCGCGTGCAGCCAGTAGGCCCGGCGCTTGCCGACCGGGTCGAACTCGATCCCCTGCACCAGCCGCCCAGAGCCAATGGCGCCGGATTTGGTGGCGTCGAGAAAGTCGGCCTCCAGCACCTGCAATTGCAGCGGGACCGGTAAACCATCGCTTGCCCGCCGCAGCCTTCGACGGACCAGGACTTCGCCCGCCTCGACCATCTCGCGGCAGATCAACGTCTGCAGACCGTAGAAGTCGAGCTGGCCATCGGCGTCGCACTCCGCCGTCCAGCGCTCGAAGAGCGCATCGACCCTTCGGTCGAGCTTGTCGTCACCACTCGCGGCGCGCGGCATGATCCCCGCGCCGATGATGTTGTTGACCAGCACCGCCACGGCCTTGGCCGCGTGCGGATTGTTGCGCACCAGATCGCGCATCCGGTCGCGCAAGAGCGCCCCGGCCACGCCGATCTCGGTGTCGGCCGAGGATCCCGGCGCGCGCCAGCCCTCCGTGCGCCGCCCGCGCGCGGCCCCGTCGTAACCGCGCGTCAGGGTCTCGAAGGCCTGACGCGCCATCACGCGGCGGGCGGCCATGCGCGGCGCCACCGTGGCGATGGCGTGGTCGAACCAGGTCGCCGACATCAGCGATCCCCGCGCGAGAAGCCAGCCAGCCCCGCCACCGGCAGCGGACGGGTGGTGCCCGCGATGGCGCGCTCGATGGTGCGGATGCGGGCCAGCAGATCCTCGGCCGAGCCGTAATCCACCGACTTGCCGTCATAGCTGACCCGGGTCGTGCCGCTGGCATAGGCCCGGCGCAGCGCCGAGAGCTCGGTTTCCGTCCAGTCGGTCATCAAAACCATCCTCCGCGCCGCCCGAGCCAGTCGGAGCGGCGCTTGCCCTGCGGGGCCTGTCCCGGCCGGTTGATCTGCCCGGCGGGATCGGTGTCGGTGGGGGCGGCCCCGAGCTGATCCTCGAGGTCGCGCCATTTCTCGTCGGGCCAGCGGTCCGCGCCCGCGATCCAGGCGGCGGCGCGGGCGTAGACCCGGCAGTCCAGCGCTTCGTTACGTTCTCGCAGCTTCTGCCATTCCAGCCGGGCGAAGCCGCG